TAATGTTATATGCCCAGACGGACCCAGACCCGGGTCCTTCGAACTATAAATACCCCTCGCTCGTCCCCAACCTCCTCGTTTTTTTGTATGCGCGATTTATCATGTCTGCCTTGATCCACCCCGTTGCCTGCAATCGGACTTGCCAAGACTACGTCAACCACGCTAGACACGAATGTTGTTTAGTGTGTAACCCTCCGCCACCCCCTTCATCTCCTACTGTCGCACATTGTTCAGAATGTCGGTCGCCCGTCGATCTGGTCGAAGAACTCGCAAAGCTTTCCGCCGCGGTGGTAGAGCTACAAGATCTCGTGGCCGAAGTACACGCCGCTCTTCTAGGCGAAGAGTCAGACGGCGAACTATGACTACCCGACGTGTCCTCAACATAACCACTCGTAAGAAGGTGGATAACATGTTGCCTGTTGTTGTTGCCGAGGATAACACGACTACTGTGGGGCCTTACACGTCCGTGTCACCCCTCCTTTCCCTTTTCGTTCCCAATGCCCGCACGACCCGAACCCCTGTTACCAATCCTGCCGTCCGAAATTCCTCGGATATTTTCGCGGTCGGATATAGGGAGCGCGTCCGCATTGATCTTATGGGTGGTGGAACTTTTATGTGGCGCCGCATCGTCTTCATGTTGAAGGGATCCGATTTGAGAGTTGCTATGAATTCCAGTGATTCAGGCAACATTCCTAATCAGCTGTTCGATCAGACCACCGAAGGTGGATGTCGACGCGTCATCGGCCCACTTCTCGGGGTCACTAATGCCCGAGATGAGCTGCAATCTTACGTCTTCCGGGGTCAGGAAGATTCTGATTGGGCAGATCAGTTTACTGCCCCCCTTGATACTCGTCGCATTACGGTTAAGTCCGACAAACTCCGCGTCATCCGCCCCGGTAATGAAACAGGTGCTTCGCGCTTGTTTAAGTTTTGGTACCCCATTCGTCGTACCATCTCTTACGAAGATGACCTTGAGTCCGACGTTGTCGGTGATCGGCCCTTTTCTACCGCAGGTTTACGAGGTGTTGGGGATATGTACGTCATGGATATAATGGGTATTACGAATTTGGTGAATGATGCACCTCCAACGTCCTACAGGTTCGGTCCTGAGGGCAGCTTTTATTGGCATGAGCGGTAAATTAGGAGACTATGGGGCTATCTAGGTACACGAAATCGCAGTTGGCATTAAGCCACTCGGTGTCAACACCAAGCTCGTCACGTGGGTCGGAGTTAGATAGCCAAATTGAGGGCCGAGCCCAGTGTACCAACTTTTTCCCCTTGTACTTATCCGTGACGTAGAACTGCTTTTGATGACCTAACCAGAATTTGTAGCTGGGAAGGAATTTAATTCCTCCGAAGTCGTCAAAGATGGCGTACTCAACCCCATCAAGGTTTTCGTCCAAGCTAAAGAGGCCTCCGAAGTAAGCATGGTTTCCCAGGCTTCTAGCCCAAATGGTTTTTCCCATTCTGGAAGGCCCGTATACCACAAGTGATTTTCTTCGTTCTGTATATCGAAGTCAGCATCCAGATTTGTTGATGCGCACTCGAGCGAGGCGCTGCGCGAGGCCCCCGCCGAGCATGGAGGCGCGCGTAGCCGCCGACTGCAGCCGCTGCGACGTGCATGATAACTTACCTCCAGTTTCACCTCGTCCAAGATTTTGTTGTACCCATTGATTGAGTTCAGCCACCCAAGACGTATCGATGTTAACTCCCTCCGGTGTCTCATACGGGACTCTGATTGGTGGGAATTTCCAGGCTGCGTATGCCCTGAGCTGGGTGAAGGAGGTGACCAATGAGCGTGGAGCCAGGCGTTTGCATAGGTCCCAAAACTCTTGCTCACTCTCAGCATTGATGATTTCAGCCCACACCCCACTAGTTGCATCCACTCTGCCTGCAACAGGTCGCTCGAGTCCCCCAGCAACAACATCTCCATCTTTGATTGCATAATCAAACCCCTCTTCTGGTGTTCCGCGAGAAGGCGATACATTTGGGTGGCATCCTTCAACATCGAATGCACGCGCGTTCCGGGTCCTATATTTGACTCCGAAGTCGACAAAAGCGTGCAGATGAAGACCCCCATCTGCGTGATTCTCTCGGCCGATGATGCATTCAGCTCCAAGTCCCGCAAGATGATTGACCACTGCAAAAGGGTCGAGGTCTCCACATTGTGGATAGGTGAGCAAGGCGTACCGTGCTTGAAATCGAAAAGAGGACATAGTTCGTTGTTGCACATTTTCCTTGGGTCCAAGTCTGGGCAGT